GGGTTAAGTTTACTTAGATTTCTAGTAAATGCATTTGATCCTTTACTAACATTAAAATTAAAAGGGTTAAGTTTACTTAGATTTCTAGTAAATGCATTTGATCCCCCAGTAACATTTCTCCTAAAAAATCTATTAAACTTACTCCAACCTCTTGATATCCCAGTGGATCCTGTGGTTCTTGGTGCACTTCCTGTACCCTTAAAACCATTAAGAAGTGATCTAAGTCCTTTTCCAATTCTACCACCTTGTTTTGCAGCACTTGTGGTAACTCTAGCACTGCCACCTGTACCCTTAAAACCATTAAAAAGTGATTTAAGTCCTTTTCCAATTTTAGATATTTTTTGAACTAATCTTAATATTTTGAAAGCACCAAAAACTACTAATAGTTCTTTCCAATAATCCCCCAAGAAATTAAAGAACTTTTCCAATTTTTCTTGGTTTTCTTTTTTAGATAACCAGTTGAAAGCAGTATTTAATACTATACCAGTTATTATTATTGAAAGAAAGTCTAATATTCTTTGAAATATACTTTTAGCTGGAGCGATTACAGTATTTAATGCCCTACCAATTAATGATTTACCACGACTTTCTATTTTTTTCTCTTTTTCAGAAATTTTATTTGCAGTTATTCTTTTCTTTGCTAATCTTAAATTCTCTTCTCTTTCCTTTATCCTCTCGTTATAATCTAAGGATAATTGTTCTCTAATTTCGTAAAGTAGTTTATTCGATTCTTTTAAAACATCAACTATATCTAAATTTGATTTGAAAGGTTTGATCGAGTTATCTGATTTATTAGTATCAGTATTTAATTTAGCAGATGTAAGTTTTGGTGCTACCTTATTGAAAGAAAAAGTACTTTTTTTAGCAGTTATACCAGATCCTAAAGCACCACGATTTAGAGGAGAATTTATGTTTCTTCTACCAATTTTAGGAAGAGATGGTGCTTTATAGACTTGATTAATTTCCACTTTGTTGTGCTTTTAAATTTTCTTCTTCAACATGCTGTTGTAAAAGTGAAACATAAATTTCCCTTTCAAAAGGAACCATATTTTCTAACTCTGTCAAGCTATATTTATGGTGTTGCATCAATGCAAAATTAACTCTGTAATATGACTCAAGATTGGTATGAGCCATACTTAGGTGAAAAAACTTGCTAATCCCTCAAGAACAACTTCGGAATCAACATTGGTATTTGGATTTGTGATATTAACAGTATGCATTAATTTTGGCATAGTCGCAAAAAAGTTTTCAATTTCCTTTAACTGCTTTGTATTCATTTGCTCCACAAAGTCTTTTAATTCTTTATGTGTACAATCTTTCGAAGACCAAGATTCTTCTTTATTATAAATCATATCGACACACGAAATGATCACATCCAAAGATTTGTCAACATTATCATCATTAGAATTATATTCAAAATTATTTTCAATAAATTGATCTAATGAAGGATACTTCATTTTCATTGAAAGTTCATCATCTAATCTAATAATTTGTTCATGCTCAGGATTTCTCTGAACTGAGATGCTATCAATATCAACTGTTGTTTTAACCTGCGTTTCTGCATCATCAGGACAAATAATATTTACTTCAACACTTTCACCAACAGATTTTGCTCTAACATTTAGGAAAATATATTCAATATCAAAAGTTGCTAAGTCTTTAATCTTAACACCTCTTGTACTAATACAATCACCCAATATTTGCACAATAGCACTAGTGATTTGCTTCATGTTTTCAGATTCTAATGCTATGATCAGAATCTTTTCTTCTCTAACAAGAAAAGGTCTATATTTAATTTTTTTACCAGTAGATGGAATTTCCATCTCATATAGTGGCGTACTAATCTTTGGTAAAGGCATAATTTTGTATACAACTCATTGTATTTTTATTTAGTATCAGTTATAGAATTAGAATCTTATGCTAAATCTGCAGTATAGGATTTAGTGCCCCAATCCACTCCAAACAAATCAATAGAAGAACCACCAGTAGAAGAACCACCAGTAGCAAAATTACTATTTGCACGTTCTCTTCGTACAATATATCTGTCATAATTTAATGTAACGGTTATTTTCATGATTTCAGATTCACCATAAGCAACAGGTATCGATGCTACAGATTTGGGAAATGCATTTATCAATTGATAAGATATATTTGGTCTATTGCCAGATTTGTAATCTGTTTCAAATTTTTTAATATAGATACCATCACACTTATAATACTCTGGATAATTATATCTTCTGTAATAACCTGTACTTGCAGATCCATTTGCCTGTTGTTGAGGTTTATAACCACCAGCACCACCAGAAATATAATCCATCCACAGTTCAAAAAATGTCAGAACTTCATATTTTCTATCAATATAAAAAGTAAAATCAATATCAGTGTTTATTCTAGTATGTGCAAATTCTTGCCCAACACCCACATAATTATCTTTTACTTCTGCAGTAGCATATGTAGATGCAGGTAATGTTGCATTAGTACAAAGTAGACCCAATTTATTACCAAAATCACCATTAAAATCAATAGAACCATACTGTGTTCCGTTTCTCATAAATGATGTAAACGACGTAGTGTTAGTGGGTTGTTTCCAACTATTAGTTATAAAAACTTGATATAAATTAGTTTTTGCCAAATTTAAAAATGTTGGCAACATGCTCATAGATACATCACTAATTGCTGGTACTGTCATTTCTAAATACTTACACGCACTATATTATAAAGTATTTAGATGGCATATAAAGGAAAATATAGACCTTCATATCCCAACAAATATAAAGGAAACCCAACAAATATAATTTATAGGTCACTATGGGAAAGAAAATTTATGGTTTTTTGTGATAAAAATAATAAAATTTTGGAATGGGGAAGTGAAGAACTTGCACTCCCATATAGATCACCATTAGATAATAGAATACATCGTTACTTTCCAGATTTTTATATTAAAGTTAAAGAAGGAAATGGTTATACCCAAAAATATTTAATTGAAATAAAACCCAAAAAACAAACTGTCGAACCCAAAATTAAAAAAAAGAAAACCAGAGGTTACATATACGAAGTTACTGAATGGGCAAAAAACCAAGCAAAATGGAAAGTTGCCCAAGATTTTTGTGAAGATAGACAATGGAAATTTAAAATTATTACCGAAGACGAATTAGGTATCTAATATGCCAAGAAAAACATTAAAACAAAGAAAAACAGAAAACACAGATACGGATTTTAATGTCAATCGTCTTAGATCAGTAACCAACAGTATTGTTGGTACTGAAGATCCAGATGATCTAATGATTGAAATAATGAGTGTTCTTAATGAAAGTGGAAAGATTCCTAATGAAGGAAAATACTATGTTTTTGTTTATAATCCAAAAACACCCAATATAAGATATGATCAAAATCCATTAGTTGCAGTTTCTGATGTTTTTTCTTGGGGGTTTAGAGGTATAAACTTTCATTGGGGAAAAATTAGACAGTATACATGGGAAGAAGTAGTAGGACAGGTATATGAAGTATACCAATCGGAAATAAAAGATTTACAAACAATACCTTTTGGTAAATTTCGTCTAAATAGTTAAAAAAAATATAATGCCAGACGAATTTAGATATCCTTCAGATATGGATATTGACTCACATACTGATTATTTCAGTATTAAATTATATAGATATGAGCATTCAGGTTTTAGTACGAGTTTCACTGTAGAAGGATTGACCGATCCTCCTACATCAGCAATGATCACAGATGGGTGGATACAACTACCGATGCCATCAAATATACAAGATTCCAATGCCGTATCTTGGGGTGAAAGTAAGATGAATGATCTTGCTGCTGCAGGAGTCGCAGCAGGAGGGGCGCTAATGGACATTGATTTTGCTAATCTCAATCAGAAAGCAGGTAAGGGTAAGAATCTTAACGAAACGTTGAAAAAGATTGGAACTTCATTAAGCATAGAAAATATACAGACTTTAGTAAAAACTCAATTATCTGCAGAAGCAGTAAACGTTCTTGGTGGTAATGTTACTCTAGATCAAATTCTAGCACGTAGTAGTGGTCAAATTGTAAATCAAAATAATAGATTATTATTCAATGGTGTTACTCTAAGAGAGTTTAATTTTTCATTTAAATTAACACCAAGAAATGAAAAGGATAAGGTTAGTATTGTAAATATAATTAGAAAACTTAAAATGCACATGAATGCTAGTAACAATACGGGCGATAGTATGTTTATTAAAACTCCTGGTTACTTTGATATTGAATATAGAAAGGGGAATGATCAACACCCATTTTTACCATCATTTAAAGAATGTGCTTTAAAAAATATGGCAGTTAATTATACTGGTGAAAATGTTTATGCAACTTATCATGATGGAACACCAATTTCTATGATTATGGATTTAACATTTCAAGAATTGGTACCAATTTATGCAGAAGATTATAATGACGAAATTGGTACCAAAGGAGTAGGATACTAAAATGAGTTATTTCAGAGAACTACCAGACTTAGATTACCAATCACCATTAGTTGATAGAACATCATCACTAGAATTTGTCAGAGCTAAGAATCTGTTTAGAAGGGTGAAATTTCGTAGTGATTTTAAAAAAATTTATAATGCTTTTCAAAAATATACAATAATAGAAGATACTCGACCAGATCAGATTGCAAATCAATTATATAATGACTCCACTTTAGATTGGGTTGTCTTAATATCTGCTAATATACTAAATGTTAGAAATGAGTGGCCTTTATCAAATAGCAATCTTGAATCATATTCATATGAATTATATGGTGATAATTTAAATGATGTCAAATATTATGAAACTATTGAAGTAAAAGATGCTAAAGGAAGAATTATTCTTCCTGCTGGAGAAATTGTAGATAAAAACCACAAAATACCAAAACCAGTAACAGATACACTACCAACACAATCATACATTGAGTATTATAATGTAGATACTAATTCATATACAAGAGTTGAAAATATTACTATACCTGTGACTAATTTTGAATATGAAGTAATGAAAAATGATAAAAAAAGAGAAATTACAGTATTAAAATCTAGATACCTAGAGCAATTTTTAGATGAATTGAGACTATTGATGAAATATAAAAACTCACCACAATATGTGAATGATACTTTGATTAAAGCAGAAAATCTTAGAATTACTTCCCCATAAAAAAAGGGGGGAATATTCCCCCCCTCACAATATCAGTCTTCTGCCAGTTTAGCAAAGTAACTCAGCGTATCATCATCTTCTGTAGATGATTTGGTGATATCAGAACTGTTAAAATCACGACCATCACTCAAAGAATTAAGTTCTTCCCTCATAGATTGAGGCATAGATTCTGAAGAACCACGATTCTGTTGACGGAACTCTTCTTCTTCCTGAATAGATTCTTGATCTTGAAACTTAGGAGTTCCTTTATTACCAAGAACATAATTCATACGCTTTTTCAGTTCATCATAAGTTTTGAACTGATCATTTGCAACGAGTTCGGAAAGAGAATACTGCTTTTTCCAAATTCCTTCCATAGCATCATCATCATCTAGAAGGGCGCTGGAGCGGGCAAACTCGGATGAATCATAGTTACGATAACCAGCAACGTTCTTTGCCTTCAGCTTGAAGTTAGCGCCCTGCCAGAAGTCAAATGGATCGATTGCTTCCTCATCTTCAAACTCAGGTTGCATCGCAGTAGTGAGTTTATCAAAAATCTTTTTGCCAAACTTATACAGGAATACTTTTCCCTCGTTTTCAGGATTGGCAGGATCTTTTACAACGTAGATATTAGCAATATAAGTCAGTTTACGCTTCTGCTTACGTGCAAGTTCTTTCCCAGCATCAGTACCATTATTCCAAAGTATGGAATTGTACTCAGAAACAGGATCTTTCCGTCCCATTGTAGTCAAAGAGTTTTCAATATACCAACCACCAGGACCCTGGAAGGCATGGGAGTACAGTTTAACAAACGGAAGATCTTCACCATTTGGTGCAGGTAGGAAACGAACAACTGCATAACCGTTGCCACTTTTATCACATTCCAGTTTCCAGAGACGCTCATCTCCTGGATTGGAAGAATTGTTCATTTTTTCGACTTCCTTAACCAATTTAGCGGTCAGAGAGCCCAGTTTGGATTGCTTTTTAAGGTCTGCGAAAGACATTTAGATTACCTCGGATTTGGGGGATTTGGGGGGATTTGCTTTTTTATTATAACAAAAAAATGATCACTCGTCAAGATATTGGTTGAGTGATTCAACAGTTGCATTCATACTATCAAAAAGGGTATTCACATCAGTTTCTGGTGGAAAACCCATCATTGAAACTGATTTGCGTAGATTCTCTTTCATTTCAATCGCTTTAGGATCGTCTGAAAGAGATAGTCTAGTATACATTACCTGTTGCTTTTCTACCAAGTCTGTGAGGATTTGAATACGTTCCATCTGATCATCACGTGTCATTGCACTAAAAGACAACAAACTACCATACAATTTTTCTTGAAGATAATTTATTTCTTCAAGTTCTTTTTGAATAATTTCAGATTCAAAAAAGTTACTCATTTACTAGATCTCTCAAAATCTTTTTGAATTTGAACACATCAATATTTAGAAAGGGAGAATATTTTTGGAGTTTTAAACTTACGGTTTCCCATACAGGATCTTTCAGTTTCTTATCAAACTTCTTTCTGAATGAGAATATTCTATCATAGATTACAAAAGTTTCAAGACTTATGTCTCCACCAAGAAATCTTTTTAAGATTACTGGATGACCTTTCAAACAACTGAATAGATTCTCTAATTCGTTGTTCAAGAGTAATTCGTTGCTTTGTTCTTTGAACAAGTAAGTCAAACTCTGTTGCCTTTTTGTCCAATCTGCGTAAGTCCTTTCTCCAGAACTGATAATTTCTCCAATCCATAAGTTTTGTGGGTTGTCGGCGTATGCGAAATTAGATACAAGAAATTTTATAACTTCCTGATTAGAATACTTCCTAGAAGTTCGTTCGAAAAAATATTTATCCTTTCGCTTGTTAAAGGAAGACATTGTAGCACGGCATTT